TGACGGTCAGCCGTTCACCTCTCTATACCGTGCAGTTTCCCCAGGTTCTGCAGGTGCAAACCTAATCCAGACTGGTGGAGCACTTTCTTTCGCTGACATCAACACTGCCCTAGGCCTAGTTGAGTCTTCTGACAAGTTTGACGCTGCAAACACTGTATTCATGGCTCACCCAAAGATGCTTGCAGAGCTTCGTGGAATGGTAGACGGAACTGGTCAGCTAGTTCTTCCTAACCCAATTGCACAGACTCCTGGAAGCCTATTTGGTTACCCACTAGTTGTATCTTATGGTGCTGCTACTTCTGCAGCTGCTACTGACACACCTACTGGAAACCCACTTCTAATTGTTGGTAACCGTCAGATGATGATCAACGGTATCCGTGGTGGCGTTGAGTCTGTAGTATCTCGTGATGCACAGTTCAACACTGATGGCGTTCTGCTAAAGACTCGTATTCGTCGTGGATTCGCAGTTGCTGACGCAGGTGCATTTGCTATTGTCGAAAAGACATCGGCTTAAGAGGAGGATAAGAAATGGCTAGCAAACTATATGGACAATTCCTATCACAGGCTCTAAACAAGGAGATTGACTGGGATACAGACACCATCAAGGTGGCTCTTCTCACCAACTCCTACACTCCTGATCAGGATGCACACAACTATTTCGATGACGTAGTCGCAAATGAGGTAACTGGTACTGGTTATACTGCTGGTGGAAACACCTTGGCAAACAAGACCAACAACTACAACTCTTCTACTAACGTTATCGTTCTAGATGCAGATGACACAACCTGGTCCTCGTCTACAATCACTGCTCGTTATGCTGTGATTTATGACGCATCCCCTGCAACCAACGCAACTCGTCCACTTATTGGATACGTTGACTTTGGTTCAGACCAGTCTTCAAGCAATGGTAACTTTACCATCACTTGGGACGCTACTGGTATCGTAAGGATCACGGTAGCCTAATGAATGTAAGGGTTGAAGCAGGTCCGCTGACCATCAACGTAGTTGCCATCGTTGGTGACGTAGTTGTCAGCACCGAATTCAATGTTTTCTCTAGTCATGCTGCGGTGCTTGACTGGGCCTGCTTCTCCCTTGCTCCAATTAGCATTAATGGTCACAGCCTTAATGCAATCAATCCAGATTTTGCTAAGGCAGGTGAATTGACTACGTCAGCTTTGGCGTAGTCTTTTTTTTATGGCAGTAGAATTTATCGGTGCAATAGATGTTCCAGCGGAAACATTAGATATAAACAATTCAACTATTAGTTTGGCCAGTCTAAACATGCAGGCTGATGACTATATTATATTTTTCTCAGTTGCTGATACTACACCTATGAGTTTCCCAAATGTATTTGACAATAACATTAATACAGATGCACAAGCAATTATTTTTGCTTCTAACGGTGTAGCTAGTAGAGCTGCTGCTGTAAGGGCAAGCGAAATACTGCCATCTCAAACATTAAGTCTTAATGGCAGTACTGCTGGTATGGTTAGCATACTTTCATTTCGTGGTGTAGATCCAAGTTTTGTTCAGAGCAGTGTACTATCTTTAACAAATTCAGGTGCTTCAGGAACTCCGCAAGCTGCTTCGTTTAGTACTTCAGCAGATAATACATTTGCTATTCGTTTTATTTGTGGAGATGACGATGCTGTTATATTTGATACCCCAAGCGGATGGAGTCTTTCTAGTCGTGGCAACAGAACAGCTAGCACTCAAATTGTTAGCTATGCAATAAATCATAGACTTGTTCCTAGCTCAACAACAATAGCATCTAACACTTACTCAGCAACTCCAACCTTTAATGATCAGTGGATGGTATTTACTTTATTGTTGCCATCTGCAGCAGAAACTGCAACAAATGTTACTATTAACGAGACTCCAGCCACAGCATCTGCTTTGTCAGTTTTGCCCACAGTAAGTGGCTCTGCAAATGAGATTGTTGCTCCTGCAACTGCAACAGCACTTCAGACAGAACCAACTATTGCAGTTACTGCTGGTGATCATACAGAAATCACCACAAGCATTCCAGTATCTGCTTTGATGGCACCTGCAACGGTATCTGTACAAAGATTTGTAAATGTTATTGTTGATGAACCAGCTACAGCTACCGTAGAATTAATCAATAACGTTATTGTTGGAGCTAGTAATTCTGTTGATTTTGGTGTACAAGAGTTTACCGCATCTGCAGAACTTGTTGAACCAATTTTGCCTGAACAACCAATGCTTGCTTCTGCAGAATCTGGCAATCACACAGTTTATGTTGATCCAAATTATTTTAATGCAGTAACACAACTAAATCCATATTTGTATATTAATAATGGTGCGTCAGGTGGCTCAATTATCAATTACGGCTCTCAATCTGGAACATTTACTAAAGGCTCAAGTCTTCTTACAAATCAAGATGGTGGCACTCCACTAAATCTAGTTAGAGAAGGAAAATCTTGGAAGGGAGCTAGCTCGTCTAACACTACATCCTGGATTAAGTTTGATTCATCTAACGATTTGAATTCATTTAATAATCTAATTGGTACTGGTAATTTTGCATATGAAATGTGGGCAAAGCCATTGACTTTTCCTGGATCATTTAACGATAACAATGGTCCAACCTACGCATTCTTAAACAATGAAGATGTCATTGAATTATATATGACTACGCCATGGGATGGATATGGGACTGACCCAGGATACTCTGTATCTTCTACAAGAGATCTTAGATTAAAAATAAAAAATTCTAGTTCTGGAACTACTGAACTTATAGCAGTATTGAGTAGCACACCAATATCTTTAAACAATTGGAATCACATTGTTATAAATGTATATCAGTCTGGAATTAACGCTAACCAAAGGCTTGTTCAGCTTTGGATTAATGGTCAGGTTGTGTTTAATCAAAACATATCTTTTACTACATGGACTGATTCAACAAACTTTAATAGTATCATAATGGGTACAGATGCACAATCTCTATTAAATCTTAGTGATATGTTTATGGATGAAGTAGCAATTTATGCTGAAGAGCTAACAAATTCTCAAATTATTAATCACTATAACTTAATCTCAACATTGTCGCCAAATTACACAGATTCTCCAGAACCATTTGTTGCAAATGCAGAATCTGGAGATCACCAGTTTATAGTTAACTCTAATGCCATTCCAGAGATTAAGGAAGCTACAGCTTCTGCATTGCTTACTATGCCAACACTAATTGCAGGTAAAAGCTTTACGCATAATGCTGCTGCGATGACTGCTTCGGCAACCTCTGTAGTTCCAGGAGTTTCTTATGGAATAACATACTCAGCTACCCCTAACATTGCATATGCTGAATCAGTAAATGCATTCCACCTTAACAGTATTTATGCTGATTATGTAAGAACAAACATAAACCCATACAGATATGTAACTTTTGACTCGTCTGTTCCGACAGCAGATATCGGAACTGATGCTGATTATTCTGTTGTGCCAACTGTAATTGGTGGAACAGTTGTTAATCCAGATGAGGGTATAAACGGAAAGTCCGCAAAGACTGCTGGAACATCTTACGTTACTGATGGCGTTATTCTTAAAGAATCAGTGCACGATGATGATTGGGGAGTTAGTACAAATCACTATTCATCTTCATTCTGGATTCAAAGAGCAGATGATGATCAGTCAACTACTGGACTAAGAGTTATTGCAAATGCTTATGGATATGGAACTGGAGATTACTTCTTACTTTACCAGTATCAAAACAAACTACATTTTGAATTCAAAAATATAACAACTGTGATTACTCAGGCAACCACTGGCAATGTTGACCTATTTGATTATGATAGACATCTTGTTGTATTGGATCTAGATCACTCTGGTCAAACGGATTATGCAAAAGTTTATGTAGATGCAACACTAGTAATGACTATTAATCTTGGAACAAACAGAGTTTCATTGATTAATGGAACACCACACACTGCTCCAAATGATGAAGTTAACAACCATCCAAGATATTCTGTTGGATGTCTAATTACTCCATTTGCAGAAACATCCTTGCCAGTTCAGCCAACAAACACAAAACTTATTATTGATGAGATTTATTGGGCAAAAGCATCAATTAATCAGACTGCTGTAACTGCACTTTATAACATTATGCCTGACAAGAATAATGCAGATTTTGTTGCAGACCCAATGACTGCATCTGCTCTTTCAGTAATGCCTGCAATATCTACTCAGGCTATCTTGTCTGAAGGACCAGCTACAGCCTCTGCTCTAATTAACAATGTAACTGTTATTGCAAATAGAAATATTGTAGTTAATGCAGCTTTTGCCACGGCATCAGCACAATTTGTTAATGCACTTAGAATAGATAACAGAATTATTTCTTCGGATGTAATGGTTGCGACTGCAATATTTAATGATGCTGGTGTTAGAATTACAATACCTGGTGGTCCGATGTTGGTAACTGCACAAATGGTATTGCCTTTTGCAACTCATCTAGGAAGGCTCGTGCCAGTCAGTGCCTACGTTAGATATCTAAGATCTGAAGCACAAGATGGAATTGCCCTCTATTCAATGAAGGAGATTAAGTAATGAAAGAGCCAAAGTTTTTAGATATCTCAGGTAGAGAAGACGAGAATACTTTTATTCAGTATGATCAATTTGAGCAGCGAATTCATCCACAGCTTAAAGTAAGATCTCTTTTTGATTTGAGCGTTCCGCTTGTTGGTGCAGCAGTAGATATTGTTTCTGAGCAATCAAGTTTGCCAAATGCTACCAGCAACGTAAGTGTAAATTATGTAAAGTACGGTTGGTTTAACGTAACCAGTTCAAACACAAGTTCAAGTTCTTTTCAAACTTCCGTTGGTATGGCAAAAGATGCAGAAATTGTTAAGGAAAACAATTACATTACATATCCAACTAGCACTAGCGGTAATCAGGCTCTTGCGATAATTGAGGCTGGTAAGCCTAGCTTTCAATATGTTCCAACTGTGCTTAATAACGACAGCACTGTTCCATTTTTAAATGGAGATACAGCAATATACATTGAGTCAAGTAGTCCTGGTGCATTAACCAATCCTGGTGGGAATCTTATTAGATTTTTTAGATCAGGATACCTAGAACTAACATTTAAGACTAACAAGCAAAACTCTATTCTGGCTTCTGGATATGGAAACTTTATTGCTGATGGAATAGCTGGAGATGTTACAGAGCAAGTATTTGATGACTCGCTAGTTTCTATTGATTCAAGAAATGCATTTACTCAGGAATCACTTTCTGAAAATAAAGAAATATCTTTAGAAGTAAGAAATGGAAAACTTTACTTTAAATATTCTGATGACCTAGGAGATAATACTCAATCGTTTGAAATTTATGGAACTAAGAATGTGGCCGATGATGTTTGGCATCACATAGTTCTAAACATTGGTAGACCTGGAACTATAAGAAACTTTGGCAAAAAGTATGCAAAAAAGTACATTGAGCTTTGGGTTGATGGTCAACTTGATTTTAGAACATTTGATTATATAAACAACAAGCAAATATTCTTCCCAACCTTTACTTGGATTGGTGCAGATGCCAAAGCTTTATTTGTAAATAAAAAAGAAGATGCATGGAAAACTGAAGACATTCTATCAAACACGCTTAACGTTGGTTATGATTCACCATATAACATTTATAACAACATACTAAGAAGAAAATTTAATCAAAGTGAAAAGCCAAATATTTTTGTTGGTGCAATTAATCACATTGTTTCTGGAATAAACTTTTCATTGTCAAAGCAGGAAATTCAGCAAAGGCATAGATTATTCCGTGGCTTTGAAAAGAATGAAGCAGATTCTTTTGTTGCGTCTGCAGTTATTGTTCAGCCAACAATTTCTACAAATAAAAAGAAAGCACTTAAACTTTTCTGGAATAATCTTATTAATGAAAATGCACAGGATGGAGTAGAACTAGACTCTTCATTTGATGTTTACTCTTATAGTGTTACTCATAAAATCGTAAACTCCTCAAGCGAAGTAAACAATATAGACATGACAAACAAAAAGTCTATAAACAAATTGACAGATGTTAGAATTGCCATTACAGACAATATTATTTTGTGGGCACCAGGAACAATTAGTGACCAGCAATACCCAGAAAAATGGGGATTGCTTCGTTCTGGATTGCAGTGGAATGGAGAAAACCTAAAGCCTTATGATGCATTGTCTATTGATGCAGACACTCAAGATCAAAACTATAGAAGCAGGTTCCTATCGTCATACATAAGAGATTTGTTGTTTAGCGGTGTAGAGCTAAAATCTGGAGATAGACTCCTTATTACAAACCAGGCATCCCCAAAGCAAAACGGTATTTGGGTATATTCTGATGTTGATGTTTCACTAACAAGAGCAGATGATTCAGACTCATTCGAAAAGATTAAGAATGCAGTCGTATATGTCACTGATGGATATTACAAGGGTTCCACATGGAAGATAGACAATGAGCCAGCATCTTTGAGTCGTGGTCAGTTCTGGTCTCAACTAGAATATTACCCAACTGAAGAAAACCTAAATAGTCAACCAGTATTGGGTGGTAGATGGACTACAAACCTTGAAGAATCATTTATTAATCTTCAAGATCATCTAGACATAGAAGATTACGATCTTATAACTTTTATGAACTACCCAGAAACCAATGCACAGATCAAGGAATACTTTGTTGAATATGATGATTTTGAGGTACGTAAAAAATATAACGATTTTGTAACATCTTTAAAGCTTGCAGCAGCTAATGGTGCTAGCCTAATGGTTACATCCCCAAGACTTGCTCAGGATCTTGGCATTGTAAAATCTTTTACAGAAATTGAACAAGAAATTGAAGCTAATGATGGCAGATCTGCAGTGGTTAATCCATTTCAATTTAGTGAACCTGCTGAGCGTTACTTTGATACTCACAGACAGAATGCCTATCACCTAAATACAGCTGTTCCTGGTCTAACTAACAAGGAAACTTGGGTACTGACAGAAGCAATTAACTATATTCCAAAAGATGAATATGATTATGAGCAATGGCACCTCAAGTATTCCTATAGACAGTTTGGTCTTCAGGAGGGCAACGAGTTCTTGATTCCGTCGCTTCCTTTGAGACAAGTTGCTACTAAGGATGACTTGCCAGGATTTAGGTCAAATAGTCGTGGCAACAAAAAGCTAAATGTTGTTGCACCCAACAATGTACTTGCAGGAACTGTCGTTACATCGCTAGCAAACAACCACTATCACGGTGCTAATCTTGCTGCAAATGAATATGATGACTATGCAACAACTATCATTGTTCACAATGGTCAGCAGCTTGGCGGTACTCCGATTAACGGCAAGATCTTTGTAAATTGTGTTGAAGATGCTTACACTATGAGCCGTAAAGATTACAATAAGGCAGTAATTCAAGTAATCCCTAGCAATGATCCTTATGAGACTAATTCTACTAAGCAGTGGCAATACTCAACAAGTAGGCTTAACAGATTGCCAAAGCGAATTAATGTCAAAGAACTGACTGCTTATGGACAAACCATTCCAACAAATGGCGGTGGTGGACCATTGGTGCAGGCTGCTACAAATAGCTCTAATGGTATTATTAGATCAGAGACTGACCGTGGAAACAAGGATTACGAGTCTGACTTGTATCCTCAAGAAAGCGAAGAAGTCTACACACTACAACAAATTCCAGTACTAAGCATGACCTGGCTGGGTCTGCAATGGCTGGCAGGTAATTAGGAGAAATATGTTTACAACAGCTACAGAAGTAAAAACAATCACTGGCAAGATAGTTGATGCTGCCCTAGTTGCCCGTGCACAATATGTCATTGAAGCATACGTTGGTAAGTTTGAAGCAGACGTAACAGACACCAGGGATGAAGAAATCCTTAAGCGAGCAGTTGCTTATCAGGCTGCTTATATGCTTAATAATGAAGACATTGTTTACGAGCAAATGGCGGTATCAACAACTGGACAGAACGATGCTTACACAACATTTAAGCAAAATGACTCAACATCACCATTCATCGCACCTTTGGCGGTAATGATTTGTAACAAGCTTACGTTTATGCGTTCAAGATCTATCTACACTGGTAGGTCTACAGACACAGTAAACGAGCTTGACTGGAGGACAGTATAGTGAAGCCAATGGCATACAGCAGACACAAGTATTCTGCAGAGTTATATAAGTTTGTACGTGAAACTATTGGCGATACATCTGCTCTTAAATACTATTTTGTTGGAAACATTGCGTTGACTGCTGGTCTTGGAACTACTGGCAAAATGGTAATTAAAACTGATGAGCCAATTGCAATTGGATCTGTTATCTCAAAAATTAAAGATGCCAATGGCGACCTTGTTCTTGACAACGAATCCTGGCAGGTAAGCGGTCTTGAGCCAGTTCTTAATGCTTTCAATGCAATTGAGTCATATAGACTTAAAGCTGTAAAATTTCAAGGTAATCTATAATGAGTCTTTTTAGGGGTATTGCAAATCTTGTTGCTGGCGAGTCAATAGCCCAATCAATTATTAACGAAGGATTATCTGATGCTTTATCTACAATGGAATCAATGCCAGGAAATTCTGGTCAAGAATCTGTATATGAAAGTTATGTAAAGCCATCTTTTATAGATACTGCTCAATCTACACAGGCTGGTGATGGATGGCCTGGTGTTGATATTGGAGAGTATATGGATTTTATGGGTGAAATAGTAGAAGCTGGCAACCAAATAATGGAAGAAGCTTATGCTTATGCAGCTGCAATTGAAGAAGATGCAACAGCTGATCAAGAATTTGATGAAGATACTGGCGAAACCATTGAGGGATAGTGTATAATAGTAGAGTCTCTTGCTAGAGATATGGTTTTCCCACCATAATAACTGAATATAGAAATACAGGCATAATGGTTGCCTGGGGGCCTGGAGTGATCTGGGCCCCTTTTCCACAACCTTTTGTGAGACACGCATGGAGGGCAAGTGCGACACCAATTGCCCAGGGAATGACAAACCGAATTTGTTGGCGGTAAAACAAAAGACTAATATACGCAGTCTTAAGAGATAATGAACCCTGTAAGGCCACTAGCGGACCCAGTCTTACGTTTATAAGGAGTCTTATCAAAGTGGCGGTCCTGTCAGTAGTAATTCACTGACACCTTAAAGAAACTTCACAGGAGAGTTTGTAATAGGGTTGGCTACCCTAGCCCTATTATTGCTTACGAGGAGAGTTGTTCTTCTCTATATATCTTCTATCTATGTATTCCTTACTAAATGTTATCTATCTATCCTTTACTTAGTTATGATGTACTTAAGTATTGCTATATGTAAAATATATTAAAAAACTTTACACATTTGTAAGTAATATAGTGTATAATTATTATGTTCAGTAAAAGGGAGAACATTATGAAATGCATAACATGCAACAATTTGCTATTGGGTAGCAAGACAATCGAATCACACGATCCTGAGCATTTAATTCTTACACTTGAAGAAGCCAGGGTATTTCTAAGAAATGTATACATGCTAGGACTCATTACCTCTGAAATGAGACATGCAATTATGAATGGCAATCCTGTGCCTTGGCCATGCTTGGAGGAAAACTAATGAAGTGCAAGTACTATAATTGTGATAAGCCAACTACTAGTGCCAAGTCAGAGATTTGTAAAACACACTATTCTGCTGAATGGAAGTTAAAAAATCCTGAAAAAATTAAAGCACAGAGAGAACGTTATTATGAAAAAAATAAGGAAGCCATAGCAAATGCTAATGCTAAGTGGAAAGCCAATAACATAGATGTGGTTAGAGGTTATGCCAGAAACTATATGGCTAAGAATGCCAAGAATCCAGTGACTCAAGAACATATGACTGATAGTGTTAAAGAAAGATTCTTTGCTAAGGTAGAAAAGACAGATACTTGCTGGAACTGGACAGGTGCTCGTTCTGCTTATAGACCAAAGAGAATAATTGCTGGTGCAACTCAGGGGTATGGAGTAATTAGCATTAACAACAGACCATTCTATGTACACAGAGCATCATGGTTAATGCACAATGGTCCTCTGATCCAAGGTTTGGTAATTGACCATCTATGTGAGAATACTCTTTGTGTAAATCCTGATCACATGCAGCAGGTAACTAATGATGAGAATACTAAGAGAAGTGACAAGCATTCATCAAAGACAAAGTACTTTAGACAGCATTGTAAGAATGGACATGTCAGAACAGAAGAGATGAGAGGCAAGGCTTGCTTTGAATGCTACCCTCCTAAAAAGGGTATTAAGACACATTGTAAAAGAGGCCATGTACGTACTCCTGACCTTAAGGGTAAGAAATGTCCTAAGTGCTACCATGAGGATCTGCTGAAAGCTAGGCTAAAGAGACAACATGGTGTATAATTACATAGTTGCAGTAACTAGTGAAAATTGGCGGTATTTAAGGTAAATGATTTTATTCCCATATGCTAAAGACATAGAGTATAAAGAACAGACATTATCATTTACTATACAGTTTATTGGTAAGGCTACTCAGACAGACATAGGTGTAACTATTCCTCTTGATGCAGATTTATCTGATTTGATAGAAGAACTATCTGAGAGAGATGACCAATTTGGAGAAGTGGATATGGGGTTTGAGATTGATTAGATATGATGGTTTGGTTAAAAAGTACCTGGGTGCCACCAAACGTGCGTGTCGTAATCAAATATCCAAACCTTTCTATCCCCATAAGGAGAAATAATGGGCTATTCAAGCTTTACAGAAGAACAGATAACAGAATATATAGAGTTAGCACAAGAGATTGGGATATCTCCTGCAATGAGGCAGCTGAGGTATCCTCTTAGTTATCATACCGCCAAGAAATGGTTTGGTCAAAGAAACATTGAGCTACCGTCGCTAGATTCCCTGGCAAAAATGGCGGTAGACATGAAGATATTCTATACAGACAAAGAGAAACTAATAGCAGCACAAGCAGTATTAGATAGATGTGTAGAATCCCTTATGGAAGATACACTAGATCCTGATCAACTAAACAAACTAGCAAATGCTGTACACAAGTCTATTCAAACCATTAATCTTATTGAAGGTAAGTCTACTGCTATTAATGAGAATAGACAGAAGGATGGAACAGATCTAGCAATCATTGATTTGTTGAATGAAGCCAAAGCAAGGAATGAAAAGTTCAAAGGTTTGGTGAACAATGATTAAAAGGTTTGATAAGGTTTGGGCAGGGGTACCCACCCTCATGCAATTATCTACTTTCCTATTTTCGCTGTCTCAAAAAAATATTCCCCATACTTTCAAATTGGGGGTAGCATGAATACAGAAATCATCACAGCAATCGTAGGTGCTATAACAGCTATTGCAGGTGCTGTTGCTTGGGGTATTAGAAAATTATTCCTAACCCTTTCTGACTATCTGAAAGAACTCAAGCCAAATGGTGGGGGTAGCATCAAGGACCAAGTTAACCGTCTTGAACAAAGGGTAGATGACATCTACAAAATTATTGCTAAAGGAAAATAATGAAGGCAGCTGACATACTAGAGAATGTCCCACTAGAGCTTTTAAGCCTATCTGAGGGCAGAAAAGAGCTTACCAAGTACGATCCTATGCTTTTTGCATTGATTTACTTGCCACATCATCTCCTAAATGCCCAAGGAGAGCTTACTTTGTCTGAATTTCACGTAGATTTGGCAGAATATGGCAAAAAGTGGATTGCAAAGCCAAAAAATCCGAAAGAAAACCGAGATGCGTTCATTGCACCTCGTGAATGTGGTAAATCTACATGGATTTTTCTAATTTTGCCTATGTGGGCAGCTGCTCATGGGCATGTTAAGTTCATTGCTGCGTTTTCTGATGCTGCAAGCCAGGCAGAAACACATCTTATGACATTTAAAAACGAATTGGAGTCTAATGAATATCTACAAATCGATTATCCAGAACTTTGTAAGCCTAAAATCGTTGCTTCTTCAGGTAGGGCTATGGCTTCTAATAGTTGGCGAATCATTCAGAGTAATGACTTTATCTTTGATGCTAATGGTATTGATACTAATGCCTTGGGAAAAAAGGTCTTTGGACAGCGACCAGATCTAATTATTCTTGATGATATTGAAAAGGGTGAAAAGAACTACTCTGAATATCAGGCTGGGCAGCAGAAGAACACTGTCTTTGATGACATTGCTCCTATGAATATCTATGCTCGCATGATATTTGTGGGTACAACCACCATGCCCAACTCCGTGATGGACCAGTTCCGTAAATACGGTGAGGGGTACGAAGATCCAGAGCTAAATTGGATTGCAGACCAGAATGTAAATGTGCACTACTATCCAGCCATTATGCATAACGATGATGGCTCAGAACGTAGCGTGTGGCCTGAGAAGTGGTCTTTAGAGTGGCTGCAAAGTCAACGTCATCTTCGTGATTTCGCCAAAAACTACATGAATAGACCAGTAAATACTGATGGCACCTTCTGGGTTAATGAGGATATAATTATAGAGGAGCTTGAAGATTACGGTAATACGATAGTTTCTATTGACCCTGCCGTAACTAAGAACAAGGTATCAGACTTTACTGGTATTTCAGTTTTATCTAAGGCAACAAATGAGATGGGCAAAACAAGTGTCTATGTTAGACATGCGGAGCAGGTAAAAATGTCTCCGTCTGACATAGCAAGCAGGGTTGCTGCTTTGGTTGACCAGTATGAAGCTGGGGTAGTTTATGTAGAGGTTAACCAGGGTGGCGATCTCTGGAAGGATGTATTTAAGAACGTGCCTGCTAAGTATAGGTCTAAGTCTCAAACACTATCCAAGCAAATACGTGCTGGTAAGGCACTAAACTTTTATCAGCAAGGAAAAGTGCGACACACGGCACATTTTCCAGTTCTGGAAGAACAGATGTGGGCTTTCCCAAAGGTTAGCCACGAAGACGTACTAGATGCCACAGTATCTGGCATTTTGTACTTCTTAGACAACAAGGCAACAAAGCTTCAAGCGAAGCAAATAAATTATTTAAGGAGTGCTAATGCCTAATTACAATGACATGAAGAAAGCTCTGGACATGATCAGGGATAAGAGAAATTTCTACCTGACAGCCGAAGCATATTACGAAGGAACCCAGACTGAGGTATTTACTAACCCAAGCTGGTACAGATTGCTATCTGTGAATGGAAACGACTTTAGATTTAACTTTTCTAGGACGGTAGTTGACTCAGTCCTAAACAGACTAGAGATTGCTAACATTACAGCAAACACTGAGGTTGCTAGTCAGAAGATTAGCGATATCTGGCAGATGAACGATCTACAGATTGACGCTGATGAGATTCACCGCAGAACCTTGGTATTTGGTTCTGCATATGCAATTGTCTGGACAGACATCAATGGAGAGATTACCGTTGACTACAACTCGCCTCTGACTACTGTAATGATCTATGATGACGAAAACCCAAGACTAAAGAAGTTTGCTGCAAAGCTATGGCAGACAGAAGATCCAAACGACTACACAAAGAAGATTGCTCGTCTTAACATGTATTACCCAGACCGAATTGAGAAGTATCAGATGTCTGGTGAGATTGAGAATGTTGTTTCTGTAACTGGATTCGTCTTGGTAGACACAGTAGAGAATCCTTGGGGAGAAGTGCCAGTGTTCCACTTTAGGACTACAAAGCCATATGGAAGACCAGAGCACGTAGATGCTTATGGACCACAGGATGCTATCAATAAGCTAGTGGTAACTCACATGAACACTGTTGACTACCAGGGTGCTCCACAGCGTTATGCACTATCTGGCGGTGGCAATTCTGCTGAGTTTGAAGACTTCAACGAAGATGGAACTGAAGCAGAAAACCTAGGAATGCTAAAGAATGGTCCTGGTGAGCTATGGTACCTTAAGGGTGTTAGCAAGGTTGGCGAGTTTGCTCCTGCTGATCACAAGGTATTCACAGAGCCAG